TATCAAAGAAGTTACTGTTTTCACCGACTATGTATTTTAAGTTTAATCCAAAATCATTGTTGCAATATGACTTGGTTGAAAAAGTTGGATTTGTTAAAGAGATGGTCGGTGGTGGCATGCTGAACCGAAACGAGGGCAGAGCTGAATTTGATTACTCACCTGTGGACGTTGACGGCATGAACGACTTTACTGTACTTGAAAATTACTTGCAAGTTGCGGATTTGAGCAAGCAAAAGAAATTAGTACAAGGGGGTGATAAAGTTGTTAAATAAAAGACACGCTTATTTTAAATCCGAATTAAAAACTCGGGCAGAGGGCGAAGGTGATCATTACATTGAAGGTTACTTTGCGGTATTTGAGCAGGAAACCAAACTATGGGATGGGTGCTTCGAAAAAATCGCAAGAGGGGCATTTGACAATTCATTAAAAAATAATGATCTCCGCTGTTTGTTCAATCATGATTCGGGTTTTGTCTTAGGCAGAAGTACGAGCCAAACGCTTGAACTCAAAGCAGACGACCACGGCTTATGGGGACGTGTGAAAGTAAACGCAGATGATAGACAAGCAATGGATGTGTATGCAAGGGTGACCCGCGGTGACATAAGTGGCTGCTCATTCGGCTTCGACCCCGTTTCAGAAGAACACGAGGAACGTGTGGACGGTTGGCACTGGACAATAAGAGAAGCCGATACAAAAGAAATTTCTATTTGCACGTTTCCGGCATATCAACAAACCGAAATACAAGCAAGACAAAAAGATTTCGAGCAATCGCAAAAGAGAAACATTGAGCAAAAAAAATCAGACCTTAAAAAAAGATTGGAGGAACTAAAATGTTAAAGCAATTGAAATTGCAAGCAGAACTAAAACAAAGAAATGCAGAGTTGGCTACATTGACAACTCAAAAGACAGGATTTGAAAAGCGTTCAACAGACCTTTCGACTTCACTTGAGGAAGCCAAAACCGATGAGGACATCAAGTTAGTACAAGACAGCATTGATACCCTTGAAAAAGAAATAACCGATGCCGGAGCAGAGGAAAAAGTTACAAGCGTACAGGCTGAAATCACTCGCATTGAGGGTGAGCTTGCCGAGATTGACGAAAGAGCAAAAACCCCAGTACTACCAAAAATTGACGAAGAAAAAAGAGGAGGAACTAACGTGAACAAATATCAGGTAAGAGAGCTTTTAAAATCAGGTGCGTACTATGAGAGGACAGAAGTAAAAGAGTTCTATGAGAAGTTTAAAAATCTTAGAGCAGTTGGCGGCGAAGGTTTAACTATTCCAGAGGTTATTATCAATCGCATCATGGATATTTTGGGCGATTACGCAACGGTTTACCCGCTTGTTGACAAGATCAGAGTATCAGGCACGACCAGAATTTTAATCGACACAGACACCACAGCCGCAACTTGGGTTGAAATGACGGCCGCGATACCTGTAGGCACAGTTGGAACAATCACGGACATCAGTTTTGACGGTTACAAAATCGGCAAAGTTACATTTGTTGACAACTGCATGCTTCAAGACAGCATAATTAATCTTGACGATTATGTCGTTAAGAAAATCGGCAGAGCCATTGCCAAAGGGCTTGATCTTGCTATCCTAAGCGGTACAGGCTCGGCTAACAAACAGCCGGACGGAATCATTCCTATGCTTGGAGATGACTATTTAGTCCCAGTTTTAGACCCGACTGGCTATATTGATATTGTTAAACCTATCGGGCTTATCGATACAGGCGAAGACAGCATCGGTGAGATCGTGGCAGTCATGAAGCGCTCTACGTACTATAACAGATTGTTAGGCTATACCATACTGCCTACCTCGTTAGGCGAAACCGTTACTAAACTTCCGAACTTGAAATACCCTGATCTTCTAGGGTTGAGAGTTGTGTTTAATAACAACATGGCTGCTGATGATATCCTTTACGGTGACTTTAGCAAATACACACTTGTTGAGCGTGAGAGTATTGTAATTGATAAGTCTGAACATGTGAAGTTTGTTGAAGATCAGATGGCGTTTAGAGGAAAAGGCAGATTTGACGGCAGGCCTACTAGCACAAGTGCGTTTGTACTTGTCAGCTTGTCTTACACTCCTATAGTTTAAACTTATGTATAAAGTAAAAACCAAATTCAAAGACATTCTTGACCCTCAGCATTTTTATAGTGTTGGGGGCGAGTTTGTTTCGGCAGATACAGGCAGAGTAAAAGGACTATTGGAACGGGGCTTTATTGTTGAGGTAAAAACAGCGGCAAAGGAACCAATAGCAATAAAGAAAACCAAATCTAAGTAGGTGATAAAATGGGAACGATCTTAAGCCTATTAAAAATAGATTTAGGCATAACACATACTCTAAGAGATACTTTTTTTACAGCACTTTTGGGTGCTGCACAAACAGAAATTGAAAGCAAAGGCATAACATTGGATTTGGCTAATATTGAAGATCAGATGCTTCTGTCTGACTACGCCGCATGGAAGTATCGCAAGAGACAAGAAGACGTGGGAATGTCACAAAACCTATCTAACAGAATACGCAATAGAATAGTGAAAGTGAGGTCCGCGTATGTTGAAACTTAAAAATATATCAGACAAAAACAACATATCGCTAGACCTCATTTGTTACTTGCAATCAGTAACTATTACAGAAGATGACATTGGAAATCAAACCGAAACATCAGCAAACAGACAAGTATTTTGTGCTGAGTTGCCTTTAAATTCATCTGAGTATTTTAATGCAGGACTTCGAGAAATAAAGCCTGAACGCTTATTGGTTGTAGACTTAGAAGAGTATGACAATGAAATATCGGTATTATATGAAGACGTGGAGTACAGCATATACCGTACATATCCACGTGCTGATAGTTTGATTGAGTTGTACTGCAATAAAAAGGCAGGTGCATAGCCATGGCACAAGTAGACGATTTAACAGCTCAACTCATGGCTGAATTATCAAAGTATACAGTTGAGGTAGCCGAAGAAGTCAAACAGGCTTGCAAAGATGTCAGCAAAGAAATGACCGAAAACATCAAACGTGATAGTCCAGTGCGCGCGGGTGCCCATGGTGGTGGATATAAAAAAGGTTGGAAAGCTAAAGTTGCGTTTGAGGATAAAAATAATATCCGTATAACAACTTATAATTCTACAGACTACCAGTTAACCCATTTGCTGGAATTTGGCCACGCTAAAGTAAACGGCGGCAGGGTAGAGGGAAAGCCACACATAGCGCCAAACGAGGAAAAGGCTAAAACAGAATTAGTTAAGCGGATAGAAAAGGCGGTGAGTGCAAAATGACCCAAGCTGAATTATTTACACTGCTAAAAACAACTTTATACCCAGTATCATATCATCATTTTACAACAGCACCAACGCCGCCTTATATCGTTTACTTGAGGGCATTTGACAATAATATTTCATCGGATTTCAAGGTACATGGAAAATTTAAGTTTTATCAGGTTGAACTTTACACGGTGAAGAAAGATTTAGTTGCAGAGCAAAAGATCGAAGCAGTATTGAACAGTATAAATTCTGAGTATGATGTCACTGAGGCGTACGTGGATACCGAATCTTTATATCAGATTATTTACACAATTAAAATAACAGAAAGAGGGTAAAAAAATGGCAACAGAAGGCGAAAAAATCGTATTAGGTAGTGGGAAATTGTACGTAGATGAATTTGTCACTGAAATCCCAACAGACATATTGTTAGAAGTCGAGGATAATTTGTTAGGGCTTATCTCGGGTGGAGCAACGGTTGTATACAAGCCAACGTTTTACGAAGCTAAAGATGATTTGGGACTCGTGAGTAAAACAGTTGTAACGGTTGAAGAGGTCACCCTGAAATCAGGAATCATGACATGGTGTGGTAAAACACTCGAAAAGTTATGTGCGACTGCAAGAGTTACCGAATTACTCGGCAAGCGAACAGTGAAAATAGGTGGGTTAGGTAATCAGGACGGTAAGCGCTATGTCCTTAGATTTGTCCACGAGGATGCAGTAGACGGAAATATTCGAGTAACAATAGTCGGAAATAATCAAGCAGGATTTAGCCTTGTATTCGTCACCGACAAAGCGACCGTCGTGGATGCAGAATTTAAAGCAGCACCACTCGACAGCGAAGGAACGCTGCTTATTTATGAAGAGGATATTCCAACGATTTAAAAATTGTAAGAAGGGGTGAGCGAAATGCTTGCCCCTTTTATTTTGAGAGGGGAAAATATTATGTTTGATATATCGGTTATAAACAAGAGATATTTTGATATTAAAATAGGCGATTTGACGCTCGAGGTTGAGCCACCAAAGATTAAAACGTTAAAGAAAATTATGAGCTTATCTAAGTCACGAAGCGCAGAAGCCATGGACGATTTAGCCGAAGCCGTGCACGTGATTTTAAATAAAAATAAGTCTGGCTATGTGGTGTCAAGTGAAATTGTTGATGAGTTAGATTTAGACCAGTTAAATGAGATTTTAACTGCATACTTTGAATGGCTGAGTAAGGAAAAGTCCTCAAAAAACTAATGGTCCCTTCCTTCCCAAGTGATGATGAGAAGGGACATTATGAAGTAAATACGATAGAAGAAAAGATTGTTTGTGAATACACTGGATACGATTTTGACCGATTAGAAAAGCTTGGCGTATTTGAATATTGGCTATATTTAAGGGATGCGGTCGTATATAACTATTCGCAGAGTGAAGAGGGTAGAGACTACTTAGATAAATGCTGGATATTGACACAAACCGAGCCTGACAGAAAAGCGTTAAGGGCAAAGATGGCAAAGTAGCACCTTAGGGTGTTTTTATTTTTATAGGAAGGAGGTACATTATGGCAGGTACAATTAAAGGTATTACGGTTGAAATTGGTGGAGATACTGGGCCACTCGATAAGGCATTACAAGGTGTAAATAAAACAAGCCGTGACCTCCAAAGCGAATTGACACAAGTGAACAAACTTTTGAAGCTAGATCCGACTAACACCGATTTATTGAATCAAAAACAAAAGTTATTAGCCGAAAGTGTATCTACCACTAAAGGTAAACTTGACACCTTGAAGCAAGCAGAATCACAAGCTCAAGAGCAGTTCAAACAAGGCAAAATTTCAGAGGAACAATATAGAGCACTGCAACGCGAAGTAGTTAAAACTGAGCAAAATTTAAAGGGATTAGAAACTCAAGCAAAAAAAGCCAATGGAGCACTCACAAGCGATCAAGCTGTAAAGAATCTTAAAAACATAGGTATTGCCGCAGGAGCGACCGCAGTTGCCGCAGGAGCAGCGTTTGTTGCTATGGGTGTTGCTGAGTTAGAAAATGCAGATAAAATACAAGTTACAGCAGACATTTACGGATTGACAGCCGAGAGAGTGCAAGAATTACAGTATGTAGGCACAAAATTAGACGTTGAATTAGAAACAATGACAAAAGCTCAATCTATGCTGACTAAGTCCATGTATGCGGCGAAAGATGGTACGGGCGCTCAAGCGGAAGCTTTTAAATCCTTAGGGGTATCTGTTGTAGATGGTAATGGGAACATGCGAGACAGCAAGGTTGTAATGCAGGAAGCCTTAACAGCGCTTGGAGCAATGACAAATGAAACTGAACGTGACGCTTATGCCCAAAAAATATTTGGTAAATCTGCAATGGAACTCAATCCATTGATAAAAGCAAGTGCAGGAGAAATAGCAAAGCTAACAAAAGAAGCACATGACACCGGTGCAGTATTATCAAATGAAGCAATTGCAGGACTTGATGGATTCGGCGATAGCATGGAGGCCGCAAAGGTATCTGTGATGGGCATGGTCGGTGAGGCCCTTGCTAAAATATTGCCACAACTTCAAGGGATGCTGGCTAGTTTAATGGCGATACCCGCATGGATTGATAAAAACTCAACTTTATTAACAATAATAGGTATAGTCCTGGGAACATTTACTATTGCCATAGTTGCCTATAATATAGCGATGGGTTGGGGGGCAATAACTACAGGAATAATGACAATAGCGGTAGGTGCGTTTGGTGCTGTTTTAGCGTTTATAACATCGCCTATCACGATTGTAATTTTAGCGATTGGTGCATTAATAGCAATAGGATTTTTACTATATAAAAACTGGGATACGATTAGTGCTTTTTTAAGTGCCAAGTGGACTGAAATTACGACGCAGTTTTCTAGAGATATGGATAATATCGGAACAAAATCCAGCAGTAAATGGGCTGAAATTACAGCACAGTTTAATTCGGACATGAACAATATCGGAACAATATTTGGTGGTAAATGGGCTGAAATTAGTACTCAATTTTCCGATGATATGGAAAACATGAAGAGAATTGCTAGTGGCGCCATTAATGCCGTCTTTGGTTTTTTTAATAATTTACGCTTACCGGAAATTAAAATACCTCACATCAATCTACCACATTTCAACATAAGCGGTAGTTTTAGCTTAGCACCTCCAAGTATACCAAGTCTCGGAGTTAGTTGGTACGATAAAGGTGGTATTTTTAATACTCCTGGCATTATTGGAGTTGGCGAAAAAAGACCTGAATTTGTCGGTGCTCTGGACGATTTAAAAAGTATATTTAGGAGCGAAATTGAGAGGGTGAACAGCGGTGGTGGTACAATGCCACAAAACAGTACAGTTATAAACTTTAATGGTTCATACAGTTTTGCCGGTCAGAAAGATATAGATTATTTTATGAATCAGGCTGCTGTTTTAGTGCAAAGGAGGCAGGGCTAATGCTAATAAACAATATAGACATAAGCACTTTTAAGGCTACGTACCTTTCAAAAGACATTCAAACCGCCGAAATCACAATCTATGACGATTGGCTGAGAAATGCTTTAAATCCTTTGTACTTAAGCAAGCAAGAAACTTATAAACAAATAAAATTACAGTTATTAATAAAAGACATAGATGATGAAAGCTCTTTAAACGATATAAGCAATTTAATAAAACAATTTGAAAAATGCACAATAAAGTTTGATGATTTAAGTTTTTATTATGATTGCTTAATCGTTAATAAATCGCATGTAAGAATTGTAAAAGGATTTTATACACTAGATATTGAATTGAAAAGCGGATATGCTTATCTTCCGGCAGTAGCCGTCACATTATCCGGTACCTCCCAGACCGTCACAGTCCCCGGAAATCTTCCCACGCCCGCCGTGGTAACGCTCACGCCACCGATTAATCTAGCATCGGTAACTATAACCGGTATGGGAAAGCCTATCACAGTAAACAACCTACACGCCAATACACCGGTAATTATTGACGGTGAGCAATGCCTAATAACCGAGAGCGGTTTGAACAAATTTGCTGAAACGGATATGTGGAACTTCCCAACGTTGCAGCCGGGTGCAAATACAATTACATCGAGCACAGTTAATTGTGTGGTTAAAATAGCTTATAAACCTAAATATATTTAAATTAAAAGAAAGAAGGAAAAAGCAATGATTAACGAGACAACAAATTTCACATCCCAGGTAATGGTGAAAGACAACGGGGTCGATGTAGCAGTAATGTATCTAAACGCAACACTTGACAGTGCAAATATGAATGTCAGTATAAGTGCAAGCACTTCAAACAAAGTACTGGCATCAGCTAATTCTGCAGACGTGAAAGTTCAGTACGATGCATTTATGGCAGCAGTAACTGAAAGAGCAATAGAACTAGGCTATGTGATATTCTAATTAGAAGAGCTCTGATTATCCGCAGTTTTCTGCGGGTAATCACATTTTGGAAGGTGGTAACATTAAATGAAATTAAGCAACGAACGCATACTCAATGATTCTTCTAAATTATCCGAAATATCCAAAAAAGAATTGCCAGTAAAAGCATCCTATGCTATTGCTAAAAATATAGCGAAATTAGAAGCAGAGCTAAAAATCTATAATAAAGAAAGAGAAAAACTGATAGAAAAATACAGTCAAAAAGACTCCGAAGGTAAAACTATTGTAGGCGAAAATAATCAAGTTGGGCTTCAAAAAGAATGCTTGGCAGACTGGAGCAAAGATATTCAGGAACTGCTCGCCATAGAAAATGAGGTCAACATTCACACATTTTTAATCGGTGTCCTGGACGGGTGTAGTATGACACCAGCAGAGCTCATGACAATTGACTACATGATTGAGGACTAATTTAAAAAGGGGGTACTTCAATGCTTCAGCTTTATGACATAAATCATAATAAAATAGATGGACTTACAAATTATAAAGAGCTCAAAATCGAGAAGGAAATCAACATTGAGGATACCTTCTCTTTTTTATATCCAATTTCAGATTTGAAGCATGATTTAATCCAAGAAGAATGCTATATAAGGACTAAAGATAATGAGTACATAGTAAAAGAAGTAAATTTTAAAGATGATGATTGGACTGAATATATTTGTAAAATAAATATTGAGGGCATAAAAGGCAAAGATGTATCTCATTTTGAAACAGTTGAGCAGAGTTGCACTAATAGCATTAATTTAGCATTAGTGGGCACTGGTTGGACTATAGGCACTTGTGATGTCACCAAACTAAGGACAGTAAGAAAAAACAACTGCACTGCTTATGTTGTGCTGCAAGAAATACAAAGTGCTTATGACTGTGAAATGACCTTTGACAGTATTAATAAGAAAGTTTATATCTACCAGAGCATGGGCACTGATAAAGGAACTTATTTTGCAGAGCAATTAAATCTTAAAAAATTAGATATACAAAGAAACTCTTATGATTATATCACAAGGCTCATTCCTCTTGGTAAAGATGGGCTGGGTATAGCAAGCATAAACGGTGGTTTAAATTATATCGAGAACTATCAGTACAGCAACAAAGTTATAACTGCATACTGGGAAGACAATCGCTATACCGTAGCACAAGATTTAAAAGATGATGCCATAGTAAGATTGGATTATCTAAGCAAGCCTTATGCAGCCTACAAAGCTGAAGTAATTGATTTGGCGAATATTAATACTCAATACGCTATTTTGGATTATAGCTTAGGCGATACAATAACCCTATTAGCAAAAAGCAAAAATACAAAGGAACAGCAAAGGATTATTAAACTGACAGAATATCCTGACGAACCCGAAAGAAACACATGCGAAATAGCAAACAAAATACTTTCCCTTGAAAATCTGCAAGTAAGATTTATTGATACGGCAGACGTTGTAGAGACCGTGACTACCGTTGATGGCCTGGTAGATGGCACTAAAGTAGACGGTATAGATTGGTCACAACTTCAAAACGTGCATATTGTTATTGCGGACATACAGGATTTAAGTGTTGTTACAGGTCGCATAGGTACTCTTGAAACCACCACAGCTCATATTACTAATGGCATAATTGATAATGCAACAATAGACATGGGAAAAGTTAATAATCTAAGTAGTACCTATGCAACAATCGTAAATTTGACAGCTGCAAATGGCAATATAACAAGTTTGACCTCAAGTGTAGCTTCAATCAATACTTTGCTGGCCGGAAACGTAGGCGCCGCAAATCTAGCGGCAGGCGCAATACAGGCAGGTAGTGCGGTAATAGGAACGGCAGCAATAGCTTCAGGACAAATAATCTCACTCGACGTACTAAAACTTATTGCTGGAAATATTTCAACAAATAAATTTACAGTTCAAAGCGATAATGGAAAATTAAAAATAGTAGGCGATACTATAAAACTTTGGGATGTGGCAGGCAAAGAACGTGTTTCTCTAGGCTTGAATAGTGGAGACTATAATCTTCTTATTCGTGGCGTAGATGGAACAACAGTTCTTTTCGGGACCGATGGCGTAACTCACGCCGGCATAACACAGGGTGCAGTAGATGATAGTAATATTGCTACGAACGCAAATATCAATGGCGGTAAGATTGAAAAAGAAAGTCTTGTATCCCAGGTCAATGGAGCGACGACATTAGTAAAATCGAGCCATGTAAAATACGATCCCACAGGACAAACATTAGAGGTTGCTTTTGGTGCTTTGAGTACCACAGTAACAGGTCAAGGCACAACGGTAACGAGTCAAGGCACAAGTATAAGTACTTTACAAGGACAAATTGTATTAAAAGCAAGTCAGACAGATTTAACAACCACCAATAGTAACGTTACAGCAGCGCAGACTCAAGCAACCCTTGGTGTAACTAATGCGGCTATAGCTCAGACTAAAGCAAATCAAGGTGTTGCAGATGCCTTAACGGCTCACAATTTAGCGGATACAGGCGTAACCAATGCCGCAACGGCTCAAGCAGCAGCAGTCGCTGCCCAAGGAACAGCTACGAACGCTAAAGCATACACCGATAATTTAGCATCAGGAACAGCAGTAACCCCAGATGAAAAACTATCCTTGAAACAGGAATGGGATTTAATTGTAGTAGATGGTGCGCTTACAACAGGCAAAATAATAGTTCAAGCGTTAGCGTTTGGAGTTTCAGACACAGCCTTCGATACCGCTTATAGCGCATTGAACATATATCTAAATACCACGTTAACGTTATTTACGTCTATGACCACAACTACAGTAATTGTCAGAGCAACGTGGGATACAACCTGGAAGAATTATTACAATGCAAAAACCGATATATTAAATGCAATAGCTACTACTGCAAAAGCAAGAGCGGATTTAGGAGTAACTAATGCGGCTACAGCACAAGCTCAAGCTACTCTAGGCGTAACAAATGCAGCAACCGCTCAAACTGCTGCAAATCTTGCCAATACAAATGCAACAGCCTTAACAACCCGAGTCACCACCGCAGAAGCAAGTATTACTACTCAAGCAGGGCAGATTGTATTAAAAGCACTTGCGACGGATTTGGTTACTACGAATAGTAATGTGACAGGTGTAACCTCACGCATGGCCACAGCCGAAGCCAGTTTAATAGTTAATGCAAATAACATAGCTTTAAAGGTCAATTCCAATGGTGTCATAGCCTCTATAAATGCAAGTGCTGAAGGAATATCTATAAATGCGGCAAAATTAAACTTAACTGGTTTAGTAACGGTTGCTAATTTGTCTGCGTCGGGCACTACTGTAATAAATGGGGCTAATATAACAACTGGCAAAATTTTAGCGACTTATATAGATGTAACAAACTTGAGTGTTTATAAGATAATATCTTCGGGAAATGTGAATAGTTATGCAACAATGGATACTAACCCATCCATAGGTATATCCTCCGCATTAACGCTGCATGATGCGACAAACGCAAATTTTATTAGTATCGGGTTAGGTTCTAGTGGAAGTTTACCGATGACTATGTTGGATGTCTCGAGCCAAATGGGCATTCGCATTAATGGTGGTTCAGTATTATTTACTATAGGTACTGGTTCCGTTAGTATCGTAGCACCCGACGGCAGTTCATATATAGCCATACAAAATGGCGGCATGATAAATACTGTCGCTCCTTACGGTCTTTATGTAAATGAGTCACCTGTAAATAAAACAGGTACATCTATAGAATGGAACACTAACACATGTCCGGACGGTTATCTGTTTGAAAATGGTCAAGCAGTATCAAGAACAACGTATTCAAGGTTGTTTGGCACAATAGGTACTGTTTTTGGTGCAGGTGATGGTTCTGCCACTTTTAATTTGCCAGATTCAAGAGGTAGAATGGCGGTAGGAACTTATGATGGTGGTGGTGCATTGGCATCTAATATATCTTTAGGACAAAAAAGTGGTTCAGAATTAGTCACGCTCACTGTATCGCAAATTCCTTCACACTATCATTCAATGCCATATACTCACAGTGTTACTTCCGGAAGTTCTGGTTATATGCTCGGAAACACAAAGGAGGGTGTCGATAACAGTCTTATAACAGGTGGTGGTGCGGCATTTAACAATATGTCACCATATATAGTAAAACGTAAAATAATTAAATTTTAAGGTAGGTGTTAAAAATGGCAATACAAGTAGAAGTAATAAGTGATGTAGGGTTGGCGGCTTTATATCATCGTATAGAAAATGTAGAGATTGACTTTAATTTGAATCAGGTGCATATCATTATGGCGAGTTATACAAACGAATCATACAGGAATTTAGAAAAGGCAGATAAGACTGTAGTAGAAAACAAAGTAAGCCGGTTATTTGAATTACAGTTAAAAGGTATTTTATCTAAGGAAGAATCGTTGGAAATGTTAAATTATAGTCTACCACAGTTAACGGCCGATTCGATGAATATCAAAAGCAGAATCCTAACTACACAGAAATACACGTTACCTCTTACTGAGGACATAAGAACAAATCTTTATACTCAAATAGTGTTATCTATACCGCAATTTGTTAATGCAATAGAGGCATAACTAAAGTATGCAACAATGAGTACTTTTATATTAAATTTTAGGAGGTAAAACAAATGCTAATTCGTGACATATCTTCATACGACAGCAACATTAATTTTTCTGCATATGACGGGTTTATAATTAGAGGATTAAGGTCAAATGGATTGCTCGATTCAAACATAGACTATCACGTTTATGAATGTATCGCTTTGAATAAACCGTTTTCTTTCTATCACTACATAAATTTTTATAGTGATATTCAAACTCAGTTAAATAAAATTAATACTTTGATTTCAAAATATCCTGCCACTTTTCGGTCTGCAATTGATCTGGAATCTGATATATATGACAATAAAATTATACCCGCAAATATAAGTGAAATAACTCATAAATTTCTTGATGGCGTGCCTAACTCATTTTTATATTGCAATCAGAATATGTACGAGCACTATTTGGATAATAGTTTTGATAAGACAGATTTATGGTTGGCACAATATAATTCTGAACCGACAAAACAATATCTGCATATCAATGTGTTTGCAAGACAGTATCAAGAGAACCCAGACATTTCAAATTTTGATGAAAGACTTATAGGTGAAATTAAAATAGTAGATGTAGTTAAACCTGTTGCTCCGCAACCTATAGTATCAATACCACAGCCTGTGATAGTGCCACAATGGAACGCAGAAGTTTATCATACAAATACTATGCCCCATGAATGGAACTCAACGGCAGATATACCTTTTGTGGTTACGGGAAGTAATGGGGTTGCTGTGGGAGACCATAGAGTAGACTCTAGCGATAAGATTTGTATCGTTAATTGTTTATTTGACCAACAGCTATTGGAAATATATTATCCTTTATCTGCCGGACGTTATGCTCATGGTTTTATAAAAAACGATGAAGCAAATTTAAGCAATCGTTGGTATAAAGCATGGCTGAATGGCAAAACAAATGAGGTTGTCAGGGATGCTACTGGAAAAGAATCAGGCACTATCTTTCCTCTTGAAAAAGCTACTTTCTTGTTTAAAGATGTTCATGGATATTTTATTTTGTTTGATACTTCTAAGGGTGGAGAGACAAAATCAGGCTATGTGGCTTATGCCGGGAAACTTAGATTTTAATAATTTAGTGAAAGGGGTGTGACCGATGGATGAAACATTAAAAAATGAACGTGCTGACCCGTCTATTAATGTAGTCAGAATGATAGAGAGTATAGTTAAAAATTTTGAAGTTTCAATTAAAAATTTAAGTGATTTGAATAAAGCGGAAATACGTCGTATTGACGATAGGAGCATTGCTGAATCTGAACGCATTAATGAATTACGAAAAGGCGATATTGAGGCTGTTAGAATTGCTAATATTCAAGCAATAAAAACCGCAGAGTTGCTTAATGCACAGATGCTGGAAAATGCAGAGGTACTCCGAAAATCTGTCGAAGGTACGGCTGTTACCATAGCAACCCAACTTTCGTTGATTACTACTCAGCAAGATGCAAGGTTCGCAAAGTTAGAACAAGCACAATGGGAGAACCAAGGCAAAAGTGTTGCTTCACCTGATTTAGTTGCTTTGGTTACAGATTTAGTATCTGTACAGAATATAAATAAGGGAAAGACACTTAGTCTTAGTCCCATTATCGGATTATTATGGGCAGTTGGCGGCAGTATCGTTACATTTTTAATTATACAAGCAATAATTGGCAAACTTTAATTTGTATAAAATAAATTAAATTAAAGGGTAAAAGCATGAATAAATTCAACATAATTTCATATATTCTTGTGATGATCGCTGGGGCTATAGTTGTCCTTTTCGTCGAAACATTAATAAATTTATTTTAGAAAGAGGTATTAAAATGGAAACAACTCTAAAAGTAGTTGAAACACAGTCACGTTGGAAGTCCTCAATTCTTTGGGCATCTATTATTGCACAGGTCCTTGTCATTCTACAGCTGACAGGCGTATTCGCAAAGATCGGTCTTGATGCCGGATTTATCGGTAACGTCGTTGCAGCCGTTCTGCAGCTGCTCGTCACGGTAGGCGTACTTAATAATCCCACAAGTGCAAATACATTTTAATATGGTCCTGAAAAACACGCCATACTTAAAGCCTCGCTTCCGTTTGGAGGTGAGGCTTATTTTTTATCAAAACATCACCCATTGTGACAATATGTGATATAATAATTAGAATAATGGCAGATAAGGATGTTAAGAGATGAATAATAGGGAATTTCTTTCACTCAATCGTTTCTTGAAATGGGTAGTACTCAAAAATCAAATCAGAAGTTTGGAAATAGAAAAAGACTTTTTTGTTTTTAATAATTTTATTTACTGGGCACATCTTGGAATTAATATAGGAAGCGAACAGGATGAAGATAGACCTGTTTTAGTTATTAGAACTTCAAAGGAGTCTACTGTATGTTGCATATTGCCAATTACTTTAGAACGGTTAAATGATAAAAGACCTTATCACATTGATTTGGCCAATGGGATAGGCACCGTTTTAATAGAGCAAATTAGAACCATAAGTAAGGATAGAATATATGCCAAAAAGTTTGTGGATAGGAAACAAGCTACAATTACATTCGATGACTGGAAATTGATAAACGAACAAATAATTCAGTTTTGCACTTTGAAACCTTTATTTACCGAAAAATAATTTTTATAAGTATATTGACAGAAACATTATCATAGCATATACTATAACAAAGAAATACATGTGGACTTCATGGCGAAAGCCATGTTTATCATTTGAACTTGTAAAAGCACTTCATCAATTTGAGGTGCTTTTGCTTTTTGTTCGGAGTAAACCCCACTCTCTTAATTGAGGGTGGGCTTATTTTTTATGCAAAAAAATCCCCTCCGGCTCGCACCAAAGGGGAAGAACAAAGATATTTATATTTTAAGAGGAGAAGAATGAAAAAGATCTTGTTTATATATTACCCGATATTTGTGACATTAACATGAACTATAGATGAAATGTTCGTAAACATAGGGCCGCTTTCGATTAAGGAAGCAGACCTGTATTTTTTTGTGCAAATATCAAAAAGATTTTCCCGTTAATATTGAAATATGCAAAATAATAGTGTAAAATTTAACAAATAAGGGGCGATGATAGAAATGACACAAAAGGTATGGGATATTATAAGTTGGGTATTTTCCAGTATGCTATTGCTAAGTGGTGTTACTCAGATCACAAGGTCGATATCATGCATTTTCTTTATTTTAGCTGGAGCTATTTTAATGCCGCCGGTATATAAACTGATTCGTAATTACATGGCGGTAAAATTAAAGTTTAATATTAAGACGTGGCAAAAAAGCATTGCAATAACGCTGGCTGTTATTTTAGCGTTTGCTTTTATGCCGCAAACGAGTAGCACATCCTATACTCAAGCCAACGCAAACGATAAGACGGATTATTTAAAAGTATCATCTATATCATCAGCTGCAAGCAGTAAAGTTTCATCACCTGCTCCGACTGTGAGCTCAAAGGTTTCATCAGCAGCTGCTTCAACGGTTCCTTCGTCAATACCTGCACAAACTACCACAGTTAATGGAAATTTAGTAATAAGCTATATTGATGTAGGTCAAGGTGACAGTGAGCTCATTCAGCAGGGTGGGCAAACTATGCTCATTGATGCGGGTACAACTGAGTCAACGAGTAGCCTACTTGCTTATTTAAAGACAAAAAGTATTAGTAAAATTGATTATCTTGTTTTGACACATCCACATGAGGATCATATCGGAGGTGCGGATGATGTAATTAATGCGTATAGTATCGGTAAGGTTTATATGCCTAACGTGGTAACTACAACCAAAGCCTTTACTAATGTTCTTACGGCCATGAAAGCTAAAGGTCTTTCGGCTGCACAACCTGAACCAGGTTCAAGTTTTAAATTGGGTGACACAAACTGTATAACATATGGCCCTGTAAATACAGATGCCGGTAATCTTAATACGTACTCAATAGTCATTAAGTTAATGTACGGAAACACGAAGTTTCTTTTTACCGGTGATGCTGAGTCAACAAATGAAAGCGGTATGCTTAGCAAAGGATTCGACCTTGCAGCCGATGTTCTAAAAGTTGGGCATCATGGCAGTGATACATCGACATCACAGCTTTTTTTAAATGCCGTGCACCCCAAATATTCTGTGATAGAAGTAGGAAAAGGCAATTCTTATGGGCATCCGACACAGGCTGCATTAAATCGTCTATCGAATGTCGGTGTTCAGATACTTAGAACAGATGAGAGTGGTACAATTGTTTGCACAAGTGATGGAGCTACAATTAAATTTGATAAATCTGCATCGCCTGTTAAACCTCAAGCACCGCCAGCCGTAACAGTCACTCCAGTAACTCCACCAGTTGTAGCTGTAGCTCCAGTAGCTCCGCCGGTTGTAGTAGTAACTCCTGCAGTACCTGCAACTGATAACACTCGGATAGTGTATTGGGTGCCAAGCGGAAAAAGTTATCATTACACTGATAAATGCTCAACATTGAGTAGAAGTAAAATTATTTTAAGCGGAACATTGGCCGAAGCTTTAGCAGCAGGGAAAACAGATCCGTGTGATAAGTGTGTGAAATAAATTGGAATAGTCGCATTTGAAATGAATAAATTAAATTGTTTCGTAATACATCATTATAAATTATGAAAAATTATAGCCCTAAGCCTTTAATATAGAGGTTTAGGGCTTATTTTTTATAGTTCGTAAAAAAATCTGTAGTAACCCCGTAGTAACCGCCGTAAAATTGGATATAATTCAGTCTAATTTAACAAAAATATATCAAAAACCAAAAGGCTCACAAGCGGCGTATATAAGCCACTTGTGAGCCTTTATTTATGGTCCGAGTGACAAGAGTTGAACTTGCGGCCTCTTGAACCCCATTCAAGCGAGCACCGCATAGGTAAGCCGTTTTTTAGCTGTCTGTAGTAACCGCGTAGTAACTGATTTACATTAATTTGAGAATTGCCGCCCTAAGTGCCTTTTCGTCCTGGTGAATATACGTGTTCGCTGTCATCTCATAATCTTCATGCCCTGCCAAAGCTTGGATATCTTCCGTTCTCGCTCCGGCAGCAGCCAGACGTGTCGCGAAGGTGTGTCGAGTAGCGTGAGGGCTTAACTTTCTCACACCGATAGTCTCAAGAGCTGGATAATAGCACTGTTTTCTAAAATGGTCAGCGGTCATTGGTTTACCATTTTCATCACATATTATAGTTTCGCCGGTTAGTGCTAACCACGCAGTCAAGAGTGATTCTATTTTGGGATGAACCGGCACAAGTCTATCAGTTCCGGCTTCTGTTTTTTTACCGCCTGTAAGCGTGTTGTGGTCGGCGTTGTAGCTAAAGGGCGTTAACTCTAAAAATTCCGAAATGCGAAAACCTGTGTAGCACATCATAAAAATTGTGTCTGCCCATGGTGTAGTTCCGATGGCCTTCTCGATTTTTTGTAGCTCTAGTTCGGTAAAGCAATTCTTCTTGATTTTTACAGTTTTTCGCAGCACTAAAAAGGATGCATAATTTTTGGTAACGATATCATTTTCGGCAGCGTAATCAAATAATTGAGTGAGTAAGGCTTTAATTTTTTGGAGCGTGCTGTCTGACATAGGCGGGCTGATTATTGGCTTATCGTCTATACTGTAAAGTGGTTCACCTTTACTACTTAATTTTGGGCGTTCGTGAGCGTAATAATCTATTATCTTTTGCATTTGCCCAGTTCGCAGTTCTCTAAATTTTATATCATAAATTGTGGTTAGTTTTTGCCAACACGCATTATAATTATCCTGTGTTTGTTTTGAGATATTGCGGTATGCTATTTCTTTCCACTCAGCAAAAAGCTCCGTGAGAGTGATATTTAACTTGGTTGTCGGATTACGACGGTAATCATCAAGAGCGTCTTTAGCCTCCTGAGCCGTTGCATAACGTCCTATAATTTGAGCCGGTAAATTATCCTTTGCAGGGGTTGCAGCAACCCATGGGCGACGCTTTAAGTCGTCACGTTTATACACAGAACCTGTTCCATTTTCTCGCTTTATTTCACGCCGTTTTCTAACTGCTTTTTTCTGATTCTGCCCACACAGGGGGCAAAACTTAGAATCTGGCTGAATATCGTGGGAGCATTTAGTGCACGTGGGCATTGTTTTCACATCCTTTGGTTTTGCCCCTCACTGTAATGGTGAGGGGCGCTTTGCTTATTCAGCGCTCGATTCCACCGAGCAAGCCAAACAAAGTAGTACTAAGGCAGAAAAGAGAAGTATGGCGCCGATTACACATTTTACTGTTTTCATTTCTAACACTCCCTTATATGTATTTTACCCTTTCGGGAAAACGCTCACAATTTTTCCACCATCAGCGATTATGCTCATGACTTTTAATACATTGCGCGGAATATCGCCTCGTAAATCCCGACCAATCCAGCATATTTTTGTTAAATCGGGATCGGCGTTGTTAGCCGCTTCTAATAATTCGACTGGAAGGTAGCTCTCAAAATCTCCATTTTGGGCATGCTCAACTTCATGTTTTATAGCTCGTCTTTTTCTCCAGTCAGACAAATCCTCGTTTATATAAATATTAAAAATCCCGTCTGGGTCAACCTTAATAAATCCTTCGTATGTCATAGACATTTTAATTTCTCTTACAATAGCGTCAATCATCATTTTTATCCCCGAAGAGTGCATCCATTATTTTGTTCATTTGCTTAAGTTGTTCTAAATTGGCTTTGCTTGACTTACTCGCTAATACTTTACGTTCATTAAGGAGCTGGCGGGCAGCTTCGTCTATGACAAAATTATTATTATTGGGAGATATATCGTATTTTTCTTCTATTAAGCCAGATTTTTGGATATTAAAATAATTTGCAAGTAATTCGATTTTATCTATTCTCGGATATACGTTTCCTTTTTCCCAATCAGTAAAAGTGGTGTATGGAATTTTTAATGATTCACAAATTTCATTTCTTCCTTTATTGTTGATAGTCATATAATGTTTTAAGTTTCTTGAAAATACTTCTTTATTGCCTAAATTACTCATTTTATTACCCCTTTTCGTTGTAATTCTATTATAAATCAATTACGGAAATAAAGCAATAGAAATTACGAAAAAACCGTTGACTTTACGGTTTAACCGTGGTAAACTATAGTCATACAATAGCAAAGGAGGTTAAAATATATGACAATCACTCTTAAAGCAGCGCGAGTTAATAAAAAGCTTACACAGCAGAAAGCGGCATTATTGCTGGGGATTAGTGTAGATACGCTTAGTAATTATGAGCGGGGCAAGCGTTTTCCAGATGTCCCGATAATTAAAAAAATTGAAAATCTATATGAAACCAGTTATGACAGCATTATTTTTTTGCCGTAGAATTACGGTTTAACCGTAACAGCATACATAAAGAAAAGCCCGCCAAGCACGGCGCAGTAAGAAATAAGAAAGGAAGTGAAAAAGAAATGTTCGGTAGAAAGAAAAATAAAGAGCTTGAAAAAAGAGTGGCCGCACTTGAGGGACAAGCTCAAGAGCAGCCAGATGACCCTTTCGAATCGGTGAGAAAACGGGCATTGACCAAATATCAGTCTTCGCACGAATTGACCCATTCGTGATATTGCTCCAACAAGTTAAGCGCAACACCATAACTCATAGCGCTTAGAAATTCCTTTTGCTTTTCTGTGACCGGAAAATCAGACAATGAAAACAACGCGCCATCTTTTATGTCTTCTGTGTTATGCAATTTTAAAAATTCGCTAAAATCTCTTTTCATACGCAAGCCCTCCTTTCGCCACCAGTTTACGCTGAAAGGATGAATTTTACAACTCAAAATGGCAATAAAATATACCACCAAGCACGGTGACAAAAATTAGAAGAAAGCGAGGTGCCGTAATGGATAACTCACTAATAGATGTTAAAGCCGCCGCTAAAATAATGGGCGTAGATTTTCAAACTTTGCAAATGGCATTAAAAGCACGACTATATCCGTTTGGTGAAGCGGTACCCTGCAAAAAGCGTTACCGGTATATAATCGTTCGGGCCCGCTTCGAAGCTTACATGGCGGCGCGGGATATGCTGCCGGGAAGAATGATTTAGGACAAGCTGAAAGGAAATTAAAATGGAAAAGTGCAAAAAAGAAGTACTCCCTACTGTAAAAGAAGTACTTGAAACAAGCGACAAGTCAACAGTGGAAATTCTAACTGCATCCGGCAAGTGGGTTCTGATTGGTGAATACGAGAAACGTGATGATAGAAACGATGGATATAGAATGTACTCTTTGGGACGCATAAATTAAAATCTTTTTATTCCTTCGTACTCAGTTGGTGTTCTTCCTAAACTGTACATTAACGAGGTAAAAGTCCTGTCATTTATGTATTCATAATTTACATAAGTATCAATAATTGTCCAATGCCCGTTTATCATTTCGTTTACTTCGTCAACGTCGTTCGTTTCTTTTACTTCAACAAATTCGCTTAAATCAACAGCCATATTTGCCACCTCCCCTCGACACCATATTACATCAATGTATAAAAATTTACAAGAAAGAAGTTTAGGACAACCCTAAAAATGAAAAGAGGTAAAGAAATTGAAAGTTGAACATGAAGAATCTTGTTACCCTTGCATTTGCAACCTATGTGTAAACGACCACACGAACGATGATATTCACGAAAAGGCTTGTTGCGAGGAGCACTTTCCAATGCGACGTATTCCGTGGGAATGTGACGGAGCTGGAAAGCTTAAATCCTGCCCCGACTTCGCACCAGAAACCGAAGAAACTATTGAAACAAATTGGTATACGGAAATGCCAGAAGAGGAACGGCAAAAGTTAGATTCCGAATCTAATTACGGATGTTGGTAATAGAAAGGATGATAAAAATGTTAAAAGACCACACAAACATGGCTGACATACCCTATGAAAGGGCGAAATTCCAAGAAAAGCTTTTTGGATTTCTTGAAGAACTCGGCGCCGTTCCTGGTGATAAATTTGAACCGATGAATGTTAAAAAACTGCCGCGTGTTGTACCCAATGAACTTATTGAAGCAGTCCACGATAGAATAGATGAACTCCATAAGAAACATCCAGATTCTTATTACGCCGATGGATTTGAAGATTGTTTAGACATGCTGGGGATTGGAGGGACAAGCTCATGCTAAAACCATTTTCCAACATGGCAGATATGCCATACATAAACTTGCCAGTTGAAAAGCTCATACCAGGGCGCATGGTGCTGTTAACAAATGGCGTTTTCAGTGAGTTTGGATATCTGCTCGATGGCAAATATTACAACCAGTTTCATGAGGCGATTGTTTGGAGACCGTGCGAGTTCAGGTGGATTACGGATAATGAAGCTGGAGTTTTGGAAGGGGACAAGTGAGGTGTATATATCATTCGTGGACATTCAAGCAGAGTTTAAACAGCCGATTGAATATAAAATACTAACCGCAATTAATGCTATAGCGAGTGGATTTGGAGTATCAACGCATAAAACGGCTATTGCATTTAGTGGCGGTAAAGACAGCACAGTTTTATGGCATATAATTCGCAAATACTTTCCTGAAAAATCCCCTGAAATCATCTTTGGAAATACTGGTGTTGAATATCCTGAAAGTCTAAAATTTGCCCGTGAAATAGGCAAGGAATGGGGCGACGAGCACTTCCACGAAACACAGCTTAGCCGCACCGAACAGGATGGCCTAAAATATCAAGCCCAGCGTGAAGTCCTCGAATGGCTGATAAAAGAGGACAGAATTTCAGAGGTGCTAAAAGAGGATGGCAAACTAAAAAACACTCACTCATTTGAGAAAACTGCAACACCCCAAATGTGGGAGGATTTTAGGAAACGAAAACTTGTTTGGCCTGCTGGAACGATAATGTCTTATTGGTGGTGTGCAGATCAGTACGGTTTCCCGATTTTAGGCAAGGCGGCCTCAAAGCTTGACGCAAGGAGAATTAATATTGACTGTTTTTTAAAGTTTTCAGAGAGTGCAAGCGATAAAGAGGAACTTTTAAAATATTACGACATTTTAAAAGAGTGCAAATTTTCACAGCATTGCTGCAAATTAATAAAAAAAGAACCGTCTGAAAAATTACAGGCCGAGCTTGACATTGACGTAATTTTTAAAGGTTTAATGGCATCCGAAAGCAGAACACGAAAAATCAATTTCGCAACGCGAGGATATTTGTTTAAATCGCACAGACCGCATTTAGGAGACGACCCTTTTTACCATTGCAACCCGTTACAGATATGGACAGATGAAGATATTTGGGAATACATACATAAATATGATGTGCCATATTCGAAACTTTATGATGTCGGTTATATCGACAACAAGGGCGTTGAACACAAAATGCAGCGAAATGGTTGTATGGGCTGCGCAACAGATATTTTGTATAAAAATAATCATCAACAAATGTTACGGCATACGCACCATACGCAGTGGAAGGCTCTCATGGATTACGGCATGGCAGAAGAATTGAGAAAACTCTACAAGACAAGAAGTAAAGGAATTCCCACTATTTTAGATGTATTCGACAGCACGGACGCACTCCTCGAAAATCGTCAATGCGCGTTTGATGATATGGATAGTCTGGTTGACGCCGAAGATGTAAAAGAAGAATACGACCCAGAAGATTAAAAACGAAAGGAGCTATCTAAATGCAAATCGCTATAATCCTACTATTCTGCACCATCTTCCCCCTGTACCTCGTAGCGTGCTGCCTGATCTATCAATTATCAATGAGGCTAATATTACGCGTAAACAAAAAGCCCGTCCGCGTTAGAGCGCGAGCGAGCCGGTAGAAAAATATTTATACCGCTATTATACAGCGGATTGAAAGGAAATGTCAATATGAAAACAAGCAAAATAAAAATTACCAACATACTCGGTGTGAAAGAAATTGAGCTAAACGGTTCGAATTATGAGCTTACTGGGAAAAAGGGAGCTGGCAAAACTTCAATAATCGAGGCGATTCGATACGCTTTTAAGAATGACAGCGAAAAGGAGTGGCTTGTCCGTACAGGCGAAACAGAGGGCGAAATTCTGATTGAAACAGATACAGGCTTATCGATTGACAGAAAAAAACGCACTACACAGGCAGATTATAAGTCAATCAAAGAAAACGGTAAATCTGTTTCAAGCCCTGAAAATTTTCTACAAAATATATTTACACCTCTGCAACTCAACCCGATTGAATTTACCAAAATGACAAGGCAAGAAAAAAATCGTACATTACTTGATCTGATTGTGTTTGAATGGGATTTGAATTGGATAAAAGAGAAGTTTGGAGAAATTCCACAAGGGGTTAATTATTCTCAAAACATCTTGCAAGTTTTGAACGATATTCAAGCCGAATCGGGAGAATATTACAAAACAAGACAACTTATAAACTCTGAATTGCTGCACGGTACTAAAACCGTTAAAGATATTGCGGACACCATTCCGGCAGGCTATCAAATAGATAAATGGGAGCAATATCAGACCGCCCCTAAGTATGACGAGTTGTCTAAAATAAAGGTTATAAACGGTCAAATAGAACGTGCCAAACTGTTTAAGGAAAGCTACGATAACAAAATCCGTGGTTATCAAGCTGAATTAGAGATAGCTATTTCTGCCGAAGAAAAACAAATAAATGCAGAGAGAATAAGTCTAACAAATACCATTGAACGGCTCAAAGCGGAAATTATAGCCGCAGAAGATAAACTTAAAACACTTGACGGGAAACTTACCGATAAAAAGGCACTTGTACAAGCTAAATATAACGAGCAGGTTGCAATACTTGAAACGGACATACAGACCGCAAACAAATACATATCAAAGCCGTTGCAAGACACCACGGCGCTCCAAGATGGGATTAACACAGCAGAGGCAATGAAACTACATCTTAACGAATATAAGCGCATGACGGCACAGCAGACACGCAACGAGGAACTGAAAGCACAATCCGGAGAGCTTACACGTAAAATTGAGCTTGCCCGAGAATTGCCAAGTGAAATACTCAAAGTAGCCACATTGCCTGTTGAGGGATTAACTGTAAAAGACGGTATGCCACTTGTTAAAGGTCGCCCTATATCTAATCTTTCAGACGGGGAAGCTTTGGATTTGTGTATAGATATAACTATCAGTAAATCTAGCACACTTCAAATGATTTTGATTAATGGGGCTGAATGTTTAGATACTAAGAGCCGTGAAGAATTGTACGCAAAGTGTAAAGCTAAGGGACTTCAATTTATCGCTGCAAGAACTACAGATGATGATGAACTTACGGTGGCGGAATTATGAGTAAAACACCTAAAACCGTAGAAGAACTGGAAGAAGAACTCTGCAACTATTGTCCGATACCCGAAGAAGGAAGAGGCATAAATAATTATGGCAACGGTCCTGTAATGTGTGAAGGCAGCCATTGCAATGATGCCTATGAACGATATCTTGAAGAATTTGAGGAGGACGAAGATGAGTAAAACACACTGGAAGAAACTAACCAATCCTGATTATATCGGTGCCTATGCGCTGGATCCCGGGCAGGAACCTGTCTACACAATTAAATCGGTAGTACGGGAAATTGTGACCGGTCCTGACGGCAAAAAAGAGGAATGTACTGTCATACATTTTGCCGAGAACGTCAAGCCAATGATACTCAATTCAACAAATTCTAAGACCATTACAAAATTATATAAAACGCCATACATAGAGGAGTGGGCCGGCAGGAAAATACAGATCTATGCTACAGAGGTCAAGGCGTTCGGAGAGGTTGTTGACGCGCTCCGAATTAAACCAACTATCCCTCAGCAGACCATAACTGTTACAAAATGTACGGACTGTGACAAGGAAATTCAGGCGGCGGGGAAGATGAACGCTCAGCAGGTGGCACAGTACACCTACAGCCGCTACGGCAAGGCTTTGTGCTCTGACTGTGCTACAAAAGCCAAGATTGCCGAGGATGCGCTGAAAATAGCGGATCCGCTCGCTGCACTGGCGGCAGAACCGATGCCGGAAGAAGAATCGGAACCGACGAAGGGAGATGAGCCGGTTGACCTCGATAACATCTGATTTAAACGAGAGTAATTATTTCTCACAGGACAATCAACTCGCCTATATGGGCAGCTCACAATTCAAAGCCTTTCAAGCCTGCCCCGCCGCGGCTATGGCGGAACTGCGCGGCGAATACAGACAGGAGCAAACAACTGCCTTGCTTGTGGGTAGCTACGTTGATAATTATTTCAGCGGCACACTCGACCTATTCAAAGCAAAGAATCCAGAAATATTCCTCAAAAATGGCGGGTTAAAATCCGAATACATACAGGCTGAAAATATCATACGCCGTATCGAGCGTGACAATATGTTTATGGTGTATCTGGCAGGGCAGCCCCAGGTGATTATGACTGGCGAGATTATGGGCGTACCTGTAAAGATTAAAATTGATTCATACCATCCGGGTAAGTGCATAGTCGATTTGAAAATAATGAAAGACTTTGCACCGATTTGGGTGGATGGGCAGGGGAAATTGCCTTTTGTGGAGGCTTGGCGGTATGATTTACAAATGGCAATTTATCAAGAAATCGTCAGGCAAAACACAGGGCTGACCTTACCGGTATTTATATGCGGGGCAACAAAGCAAAAAGTAACCAGATTAAAAATTTTAAGCATACCAAATGACACGCTCGCTGCTGCCCTGTGTGAAGTGGGTGCGAATATTGAGAGGTACAACGATATTAAAAAAGGTTTGATTGAGCCAGAACGGTGCGGAATTTGTGATTACTGTGCGGAAACCGAAGTACTAACCGAGATTGTAGATTATAGGGAAATAGGTTAATTGAAAGCACGGGCGAGTATTATATGCCCATTGCTATATAAGCGAATACATCGGAGCAGGCCGGGTGAATAGATTGCCTGCTTCGGCCCGAAAGGGCAGAAGAAAGAAAGAAGGACTGAAAGCATGAATTTATTAACAGAATTGCAAGATTCCGAAGAAAAACTTAATAAATTACTTGAAGAAGAAAATTGGACGATGAGTTCACAAAAGCAACAATACCCTATCACATTTACATTCCGCAAAGGTCAAATGTCATGGGATACTAAAAATTCAGAAGCACCGGAGATTAAGTTTATTTTTAAGGCTGATGTTGAATTTGTCCTTTCAATTCCAGACGACGAGCGAATTGATGAGAAGTTTTTCAACAAGCTTAAAACTTTAAGCAAAGAGGTTTTTCGGCTTTATATTCTTTATTGGTTCAGTATGAAAGACTCGCGATTCAATTGTGCATTTAAATCGATGTGGGACGCCTGCGATGGCAAGGTTCAAGTTGGGATATTGCAAAAATATTATGAGCCTTAATTCTAACGTCGCCGCCCAAATCAAATCCCGCCTATCAATTCAGGAGGTATGCGAGCGTTACGGCGTTCATTTTGACAGTCGTAGTCGTGCGCTCTGTCCCTTCCATTCGGACAATCACCCGTCCGCTTCGGTTAAAAATAATCTATTCCACTGCTATGTGTGTGACTTACATTTAGACGTGTTTGCCTTTACAATGCGAACCTTTGACATTAATTTTTCGCAAGCAATGTTAAGACTAAATGAAGATTTTGGGCTTGGATTATGCGGGCAAAAACCAGACCGGCGAGAGTTAATCCGATGGCAACGAGAACAGGCAGCCAAGACCGCCGCCCTGCAAGCCTACAGGGCAGAGTATGACCGCAAGGTGGAATTGCACCGCTACACATGGAACGCGCTCAGACGGGCAGACAAACCTCGAACGTGGCGGGACGTCTGGAGGCGGGCCGATTGGATGGCTAAGTTGGAATATTTAGATTGGTGGTTTGAGGTAAATAGATGGAGATAGAACAGGGAGATCAATGGAACTTCAT